GAGAAGTCGGCCGTCTCTTTTTTCGAGTACGCCGTGTCATAGCTCTGGATGATGTAGTTCACGATCGGCGGTTCGTCGTACTGCCACACGCGCCACCACTCACGCTTGAGGATTGCCCCCTCGTCGTTCGTCGGCTGCTGCTGGTACATGGCGTTCCACTTCTGTACCGACAACGACGCCTTAACGGCCTCCAACTCCTCAAGTTTCCAAAACTCCGGCCAAAGCGGTTTCCCGCTCGGCAGGATCGCCGGGAACTCAATCACTTCCCACCGATCCGCCCCGCGACTGGACTGTGCCTTCAACAACCGCGCCGTCAGGTCCTTGGTCCCCCAACGGGTCATCACGAGCACAATCGCACCGCCCGGCTGCAAACGAGTACGCGGACCGCCCTGGTACCAGTCCCACGCGTTCTCCAAAGCGAGATCAGACAACGCATCCTGCTCCGAATGCGGATCGTCAATAATCAAAATATCCGCACCACGTCCCGTCACCGCACCGCCGACACCGACCGCAAAGTAACTCCCGCCGTGGTTCGTGTCCCACCGGCCAGCAGCCTTGCTGTCCTGCTTCAACTGCACCTCGGGGAACAGCTCCTTGTACCGGTCAGAGTCCATCAGATCACGCACCTTACGGCCGAATTTGACGGCTAACTCTGCGGTGTGGGTCGCTTCAAGGGCCTGGGTTCGCGGATCACGGCCCATGAGGTACGCCGGGAGCAGGTACGAAGCGAACTCCGACTTCGTGTGACGAGGCGGCATGTTCACGATCAGGCGCTTCAAGGTCCCGTTGGCAATGCGATCGAACGCAGAAGCCATGCGCTTGTGGTGTTCACCAAGGATCGCGGACGGCCAGACGTAGCGCACGAAGTCGATGAAGTTAGAACGGGCCTTGTCTTGCGTCTCAAGGAGCATGAGCCGGTATTCCAGCTTGGCACGCTCGATTTCGATTTCCTGGGGGACCGCGCTCATAGGGTCAAATTGCTTTTCATATGCGCAAAATTTTTGCACGAGTTGACAAGTTGATCAACCGGGGCCCTTTTTTCTACCGGGGTGGGGGTGGTTCCACGTGGAACTAAAACTATTTTGCAGCACATCCAATGTGTGAAATCGGGCATTTGCCCCTGCCTTTACGAAGCCGGCCATTTTTTTGAGCCGCCACCCTCAAAGAATTCACCACCAGGGCGAGAAGAAACGAACACGACCCGCGCGCCACGGCTCGCGGATCACGAACATCGAGCACCGGATCGAGGCCGATCGATCGCGCATCGAGGCCGACGCGCGCCAGCTGTCGGAGCACGCGCCACGGATCACGAACACCGGCCATCGACGACGACAACAGATCACCGATCCGAGATCCGCGCGCCACGGATCGCGGATCACGACCCGAGGATCGAGGATCCCGGATCACATACAAAGCAGCACGAACCACGGAGCAAGGCGCGCCGACCGCGCGCCAAGCTTGACCGGAGACCAACCCAGAAGGGCGAGCTTGAGACCGACGCTCGCGATCGAGATCGCACATCACCAGGGCGAGCTCGAGATCACATACCAACTCGATCAAACGAGGCATACCTGGTCAACTCTCAACTCGACAACGAGCACCCGATCGCCCAAAAGAAAGGGCGCCACATGGGCGCCCTCTCTCGCTCGATGAGCTCGCGATCGATCAGTCAGTCACCCACGGATCGCGCAGATAGACGCTCGAGCTCGATGGCGGCTCGATGCCCTCGCCCTCGAACCAATCCGCAATCGTCTCGACGACGAGCTCCGGATCCTTCCATGCGAGCTCGCCGCTCGCGCCAGTGTTGTCGTCCTCGATTGCATTGATGAGCGCGGCAGCCTTCGACGGAGCATCGAGCACCCACTGGGTGAGTGTTCCCCGGATGTACGAATTGCGCGCCGCGCGCGTGATACGAGGCAGCGACTCGCCCGACGGCACCGATCGCGACCGTGAGCTCGCGACATAGGGCTCGATGTCGTCGTCGTCCCACGTGTAGCCCGACCAGATGCGGCTCGACGTGTAGCGAGTGCTCACCGAGCGCGCGCCAACTCCGAACTTCTGCGCGCTCCACGCATACGTGTTCGACAACCACGCACCACGGAACTCGACACCGGCCGCGCGATTGATGATCACCGCAGATCCGCTTGCCGTCATCATCCCAAACTTATTCGCGCTCCCGATCAGGCTACCGACGAACGACTGCCAAGTGGGATCGAGCACGATTGACTCGTCAGCCTCGACGGCCGGGCGAATCACGTTTCGGATGAAGTGCCACGTGTCCGACTTTGATTTGTCCCACGCATTACCAGTGGAGAGAATTCCGTTATGTGCAAGCGCAACCCGAGACGTGACGCCGTACGGGTGGCAGTTTTCGAGATCGATATCGCCATGAGTCTGCATGCGCGCATGCCATACAGACTCGCGCCCCTCGATGTGCTCACGATAGAACGCGATGAACTGCTCGACCGAGGCAGGAAGAGCCTTGACGACGACCAGCTGGCCGCCAGTGGAATACATGACGCCGATCCCGTCTCGATTGCCCGAGTAGACGTCCGCTAGGAACTCATCCGAGAAGGTGGTGCTCGATGGCTGATGAACTAATAAACACATGATGAAAACCTCCGAGGCCGTCAGGCCGCTTCCGAGTGTTGAAAGAGACCCGCAGTGCGATCGGCAACATAGGCGCGCATAACGCGCGTCTCCGCTTCAAGGTGAGTCGCACAGTAGGCCAAGAACGCGTGAGCATTGAGCGCGCTCGAGCTCGTCTCCGCTCGCGCGCAGTATTCGAGAATGGCATGCGAGAACTCGATGGCCGAGATCACAGCCTCGTATTTCAACGAACCGCGAAAGATACGGAACTCGATCGTGTCGCGTCCGGTCAGGTTGATCGCCTCATACCGATCAGCCGAAAGGTGAGCAGTCTCGACATCTTTCTCGACGACCTTACAGAACGAAGTCGAATACCGACGCGCCAGTGCGGTAATGAAAGCATCATTCCCCGGATCGTTTACAAACGTGACCGCGCGCGCGATCGTGAGATTCGAGAGACCGGATCGGCTCACGTGAACATGTAGGCCGCACGTCGTCGTTCGATGGCTGCGCAGACCTCGAACCAGAGCAGGATCGCGCAGGAACGTGAACAGCTCACGATGAGCCGGCAAGCTTTGAGGATGGGTGATCATCTCGAACCCGCTCGACAGACTGCCGTCGCGCTCGAAGAACACATGACGACCGAACACGCCATCATTCACTGACTGATGGATGGCGCGCGCCGCCTCTTCTGGATCGCGACTGTAACCCTCGACTTCGAGCTCGACGCCCATGTATCGATTGAACTGCCGACACCAGTCATCCGCTCGAAACTCGAACGCACCTTTGGAAGAGTGGTAGCCCTGAATAACTCGACGCTCTCGGATGTAATCGACGTGGATGTACATCTCGCGATCCTCGTCATACTCGAAGTCGTCCGCATCCTGATGAATCAGGCAGCGGCTCCCGTCCTGATCGATAGCGGGTCGGCTGCTGTCACAGTGCACCCATGCGTCGTGATACTCCGACCACGTGTAGCTGTCGTCCCGGCATGATTCACAGACGAGCTCGCCGCCGTACGCATCCGCGAGATCACCTATCGGGAACGACTCGCCGCAGCACTCGCACCCAGAGAAGGAGCCCCACTCGGACAGGCGATCGACCGCATAGCTGCGATCGTCCTCAACGAACGACCACCGATGGAACAGACGCGACGACTCTCGATCACTGACCACGTAATCTAGAGACGCCAGATGCCACTCGAGAGACGGCGAAAACACGTCCTCATCAGCGGTAAGCCTTGCCACCTGCGAGACGAGAGACCACGGGGTCGCGTCATCACAACGGCGCGCCGCCTCAGACAACCCGGCGAACCACTGCATGCGCTGCCGGAATTGACGATAGCCGCCGAGAGTATTCAACGGATTAACGAGCCGATCAGCGATCCGCTGCGCAAGTGCCTCCCGACGATCCGGATCGGCGAAAACGGCTTGGAAATAGGGCAATTCGAAAATGTTCGACATTTTGAACCTCTTTCTATCTTTCTATGAGGCAAATCGCCTCGCCGCCGATCATAGCAAAAAGAAAGGGCGAGACAACAGCCCCGCCCCCTCTTTTTTTCGAACGCCTCGATGCCTGGTCAAACTACATCGAGCAGCGCCCCCGCGCTCATCCTTTGGCCTGTCAACTACCCGCCCAAAATCTTATGGATGAGCCAGTAGCCGAACAGCTTAAAAACGGTTTTGAAAAACTGCTTTTCTGCATCCCTCGGTTTTGGTGGAAGTGTGCCAGGCTTCAGAGTGGACTCGCGCCCCTCCCACCTTGGCATGGTTCCTCCTCATACTGTTCAACCAATCGACGCGCGCGGCTAACCGCCACACGACGAATGCGAATGATATCGGCCAGTGGCCGCTCGTTGCTGTCGCTGTAGTCGGGCATGGCGAGTAACTCCTTGATGGCACCAAGTAGATCGGCCGTCCGCTTATCGTGTTTCAGTAGCGTCATGATTGCTCGTCCTCCGATTCCTCGAATGCTGCAATCACCTCATGCACCATCAACAAAGATATCCCGAGCGACTCGGCGATCTCCTGCTCTTTCATACCGTCCTCGTAGTACATGTCGATGATTTGTAAATCCGTCCAGTTCATGCGGCCTCCCCGGTGGCTTTGACGATGGCAGCACGTAACTCTTTGATGGTTAGGTGCGCGGGATCGCCCAACGAAAAGCACTCGGCCTCGGCCAACCCCTCAAGGTCGGCAAGCGCGCAGCGGCAAGCGTCCAGGAGATCCGGCGAAGCTGCGATAAGACGGGCGTTAGCTTCCAGAGTTTCTGCGTCTATATCGTCGCAGTCGAGCATGGCGACCCGGCCACCTTCGCCGATTACGTCTAAATTTTCGGCGGCAGTTGTTCCGTCCACTGTCCAAGGGGCGGGAGTGTGCGCGCTCATGACTGCACCTCCTCGATATCGTTGATGAAGTCCTCCATGTGGACAAGGCCGAACTCGACGAAGGCCTCCTCGTTTTCGTTCCACGTGGTTATGGCTATTTCATTGGCCTGCTCTGCCGAGTCGGCCTCGACCTCAAGCTGATATACCGTGTGCTCGATTCGAACGAGCGAAACCTTAAACTTTTTCATGTTTCACCTTTCTGCTTTCTAACTAGGAAAAGCCCTAGCGTTGGCGAACCTATCCCGCCTCGATCAACTTGTCAACTGTTCATCAACTCCAATTCGAGCATCCCCCACGGCATGCTGCCGTAGTGCCATGACGCAAGCGGGGTCGTATCCACTCCCGCACGTGCGAGCTCGAGTACCTGATCGCCACGGTACAGCAGTAGTTGACCGTCCTTGCTCGCTGTCTTTTTGTACGGCACAAACAAAACCAGAATGAACGTCGTGCATCCGATCTCGGCATGGCGCGCATGAAAGGCGACCTGATGCGGAGACAAACGAACGCGCCGCCCATACGTCACGACCTTCAGCTCGAGAGGGGCAAAAGTACCCGAACGGGGCAGGGCAACCAGACAGTCCGGGAAGCCCTGGTTAACCCGTGACTCAATCCGGGTAAAAAGGCAGCTTGGGAGGTTTTCTTTCAACCTCTGGTACAGCTTCGTCTCTGGCTTCGCTGGCATTTTTCGGTTCCTCTTCCAGGCTCTCGGCTACCTGTTCCGGGGTGACGTCGATCACAGGGCTGCCGTTGCCGTACAGCTTCTTGATCTCCTGCAACTTCCGCATGACCTCCTCCTTGCTCATGGAGTCGATCGTGCCGTGCCTGATCTCCTTGCGATCGATGTAGATCGTGCCCAGGGCTTGGCCTCGACGGTATTCAGCCTGGACAGCCGCGCCATAGGCTCCCGCCGCCAATGCCTGGTCACGGATCACCTGTAGGTCGCGCATGTGCCGCTCGTAGGTCGTGCCGTACTTCTCGGCCATCTCCGCGCGCATCTTCTGGATCGCTGCGACGATGTGCGGGTTCTTGTCTGGGTCGGTCAGGTCTTCAGCGCGCCGCTTGGCGTTCTTCTCTGGCCACCCTGCACGAACCACGGCCTCCCGCAGAGTCACGTGGCCGTCCCCGGCTACGAACTCGTTGACGAACTTCCATTCCTGCGTGGTGAGCTGCTTCTGCTTCTTCGGGACGTTGGGGACAGGGCGGTTGATCTTCTCGATCGTCTTCGGCTGAAGCCCTCTGCTGATCTGCTTGCCGAACTCCCTGTCCGCCTTGCTGGTTAGCTTCACGCGACTCTCCAGACCCGCCAGCCCTCCGGGACACGCCGGCACGAAAACCTCGTCCCATGCCGCTTGGAGAACATCCAGGCGGCGCTACGCGCGTTCTTGGCAGCTTCGGCATCTGGTAGCAGGAAGCTGTCCCCTACGGCCATGACAGGGAAGGGGTACTTCTCCCGCTGGGCTTCGGCGGGGATCGGGATGCCCGTGTCAACTGTTAACATGCCAACAGTCTACTATGGGTAATTCAAGATCGTCCAGTGGGGTCAGGGCCGCTAGTAGTCCTCAAATAGGGTCTAGTGAAAAAAAATTTCTCGAAAAAAAGGTCGCGCGCGCATCCCAGATAAATTTCACTGAATCAGTTAGTGTAAGTCACTGTGTACTCGTAACTTACTGATTCTATTGTCTTCTTACACCTATTACAGCATTACGGTAAATTTTAAAATTTTTTGAAAAAAAAACTAGTAGACCCCTTCTGGGTTCTACTGGAGCCGTTAGCGGCCCGTTTTTATGTACTTTTTGTTAGTTTTCTGCCATATTGACCCGTGGTCCATGATCCATGGTGAACAAATGAAGCCAGTTGACCTTGAACACATTGACAAGTGGTACGCTTACAACCCCGATACAGGGGAGGTGTACCGCAAGACGACCTACGCCACCCTTTGCACCCCTGACACTCACGGGGGTTACATAGCCAACATCCGTGGCAGGGTATGCTCGGTGCATCGCATCGCGTGGTTCTTGAGCCACGGCGAGTGGCCCCCGTTCAACCTTCGCCATCGCGACGGCAACCGCCGTAACAACCGCATCGACAATCTGGAACCGGTTTCCATCAGGCACCCCAAATAAAAAACCCCGCCCTTTCGGGCGGGGTGGCGGCAAGTGCAGGGTGGGTGTCCCCTCTCTAGGGAGCGCCGCCTAGGCTAGCTACTGAACTTCGGAGCCCATGATCTGCTTAAACCGTCCTTCGAGCATCTGTGCGGCTGCGTGAGCCGGCATGATCTCGCCGAACTCGATCTCCGACACGTCGAGGTCCTGATCCATGGTCCCTGGCACGTGGACCACGGGGCCTACGAGCCCGTAGCGCGTCCCGTTGATGGTGACGACCACCATCTGTACGAGCGGCATGTCATCGGTCGTGACGAAGTTGATGTGTTTCATACAGTTTGGATCTTGCGCTTGGATTCCATCCAGTGCAAGTCGATGAGCAAGCTCTCGACCTGTGCCTTCAGGCCATCCCGTTCGTCCTTGAGCTGCTTGATCTCCTCCGAGAGTGCCTCTACGAGACAGTCCTGGACCTCGATACGGCGACGAAGCGCAAAGATGTACTCCCGCATAGCCAGATCCTCCACTGGCTGTGGCGGGTCCTCTGTGCTGTTTATGGCCGGTCGGAGCATTAACGGACCCTCCCCCGCAGCTTGTCCGCCACGAGCTTGGCGTAGCCGGCGATATCGTCCCAGTTATCGATCTTGTCGGGGTTGCCGTTCACGATGCGTGACATCTTGCTCGCGATCATCTCGAGAGCTTCCCACTGTTCGTCCGAGAAGAGGCTTCCCATCTCGTCGGCGTGGTCGGCCATGGCGCGCTTGAGGGCTTGGGCGAGCCGGGCGTTATCGGCGAACGCGCCGTAGTCCTTGGCCCGTGAGTCGAGGATCGCGTCCACTGTATCGGTCTTCGGAGCGATCGCGTCCATCTCCTTCAGCACCTTGTCCAGAAGCTTCCCGCGTTCGGTGAGGAACTTCACGCCCTCGGCCGTCTTGGTGGGCTTGCCAACCGCCTTGTCCCGCAGCTTGTAGGCGTAGGGGA